CTCTCGTCTGGGGAATATCTCCCCGGCAGCCTTCAGGGAAAAATATCATCAGATAGCTGCTTAAAAAAAGAACAAATGGTAGTGTCCGCTATTGTCAGTACACCTCAGACCGTCCCTGACGTGTTGGCCTGTAACCAGTTCATTAAAAACCCGCATCAGGCCAGGTTCGTCCTTACATGCAAGCCCCAGCTTTTGCGTTGACTTTTTGATGCAGAAAACATAGTTCCCGAGGTGCTCAGGGATAAGTAAATCGAACGGCTGTTTACGCCACCACCGGATAACATCCGACTTATCAAAATCTGACAGTTCGGCGAGATACCGGACGCCCGGTTTCGGTTTCAGCCTGCGGGGTTCGTCTGCACGAATACCCAGCCATGTGATGTAATTCCCTCGCCCAAAATGGTCATCGCAATATTTCGTGAAAGGGGTGAGTTTTAGCCTGTCAGTACAGAATGCGCCGCCGATGTATGGCGTACCGTACTTTTTAACCATGTCCATAAACGGTTTAAGCACCGGCATTCGCGTCTGAATATCCTTTGGTTCCCATTCCGTATAACCATTTGGCTGCCCAAGCTCTGGATTTATATCGACCTGCAACACAGTTAGCGGTATGCCCCAGAACTTCACAACCTCCCGAATAAAGCGGTATGTCAGCGGATGTTCGCAACCGGTATCCATAAAGGTGTAGCAGACGTTATTGCCAGCCTTTCTTTGTTCTTCCATCAGGTGAACAAGATATGCAGATGTTCTCCCGCCAGAAAAACTAACTACATGAGTTATGCACATTTGCGTAATTCCGATAACTCGTTGAAGCGTTCCATAAACATCCCGTAGGCATGGCCCGGTGCCAGTGGAATCACTTTGAACATCTCTGTTGCCGGGATACCTTCCAATACAGGCCAGAAAGAGCCATCATCAAGTCCGAGATCGCGGCGTTCGGTTGCCAGCATGATGAGATCGGCATATTTCACTGGCGTGCTCATAACAGGAGGTAACCCGTATTTCTCACGGATTACGGCGTCTATTTTTTCCTCCATCCGTTTATAGTCAGGAAGAAGTCGTTTCAGTGGTGCGGGGATGTCCTGGCAATACGCTTCTGTTGCATCATGCATTAACGCTTCAAAAGCAAATTCCTGCGGCACCAGCTGGCGGCAAAGCACCGCATGCTGGGCGACACTGTAGAAGTGTGAAAGATGTCCTGCAAAGCGACAGATATTTGAAAGGGAAACCGCGATATCGTTAATCACGATGTCGTCTTTATTTATCTTGTCATAATAAAAATGCTTCCCGGAAAAAGTTTTAATAAATGACATTTCGTTCTCCACTTTATATGCGCTGCACCGCGCTGAATTCGGGTAAAAGGAATCCCGCACCATCCGGCGATTATTGAGTTAATTACGTTTCCATAAATGCCCCCGCAGGGGCATTTGCAGTAATGAAATCAGGCGGTGAAAGTACCAATAAAGGTTTCTACTTTGCTGTCTTTGAATTTCTCAACAAGCAGATCACGAAATTCGTTAGCCATTTCTTCCTGCACTGCTTCCAGCTGAATAATGCGCAGAACCAGTACAGGACGATCGCCAGTGATAATGCTGAGGCGTAATTTAAATGGACGTTCTTTCAGACCTTCAAACGGAACGCATTTAAATTCAAATGCCACTGGCATAATGTCTTTGGTCTTCGCTTCGACAGACTCCATCAGGGAGCGTTTGCCGCTGAAGTCATTATCTTCAAAATCAGCGGTCTGGTTCGCTTCAATTGTGATTTTACGGATCGCCGCAGCCGCTTTGGTTGCCTGAATGGCGTCACCATTAGCATCAAAGCCCACAAGGTAGTCGGCCCAGTCTTCAATCCATTCTGCCAGTGACTTCTGGGAGTTACGCTCGCCGTTAACAGACAACAGAGCAGAGAACGGTGCTGTCTTTTTCAGTTTGAGAGTGGCGGTGTTATCTGCGTGACCTGGTTCATCAATAGTACCCAGGTTAAGCACACTGACGGCACGCATATTATCAGCATCGATAAAGCAGCGGGTGCCTTCATCTGCAAGATCTTTAGAATAACGGGTAAAATCATCGATGCTGGCAGTGGAAAGCGCGCCACGGAAACGGAAGCGATTTAAATTAAATTTTTCCAGATCATGAATGCGGAAATTCTCAGGCAATGCCACAGCATCGGCACCAATATTACTGATAATTTCATTAACACCCTGAGCAGAAATAAGAGCATGGATTTGATTAATTGCGGTTGCGTCTAAGTTCTGAGACATAATAAGTCCTCACTATATAAAGATATTCAGTGATGAGATAAATAATCAGTTAATTAAGAACGATATTAATGACCTGCTGCGCGGAGTTTTCCGTCAGGTTCACCGGCAAGAGTCAGTAATTGTCCCTGGTCTTCCTGCAGAATAGTCAGGCGACCACCGCGATTGACATACATCGGCGTTTCGGTGGTGTCTTCTTCAGAAATTTTCCCGCGGTTAGTCGGGCGAACATATGAGAGTTTGTGTTTGATTTTCACACGGTTCTCATCAAACGGTTCGATTTCCAGGTTGAGCGAGACCTTACCTTTGGTTTTCGTGTTCATCACACCGGAAGCGACTTCACTGAGAACAGCGCCGATTTTGGTTTCAAATACGCCGCCGTCCAGCTCCCCGATAAATGCCTGCACATCAGTACTGCGTTCGCTAGCCATTTTGCTGCTCCTCATCATATCGACCCTGTAAGGTCGGTTGGTTTCTCCACAAAACAGAGAAGAACACCTGCGGTGGCAGCCGCCCGGATGGATTGGGTTATGAGCCCGTCGTCCGGTGATGCTCTTCTCTGTTTTGTAAAAAGAGCGGTACCAGCCGGAAGCAAGTGTACAAACTGGTACCGCCAAAGCAGTGGCTGTTGTGGTGACCGGTGCTGATCTCCGGCTTGCGGTTATTTCAGACTCTCACGGGCGTTTAATTGCCCCGCCGAACAGCTCTTTTCCGCAATAGCTGCAATGTCTTTCGCGCATCAGCCTGCGCATTCACCACAACTCTAAAAACAAATGTAGGATATCCAACATGTGAGTGTCAAGAGTTTATGTTGGTTATCCTACATAAAAAGATAGGCTCATAAAAAAACCGGGGATACCCCGGTTTTGCGATAGTGAGGAAGATGTGTCAAAAATCCATTATTACTTGTTTGACAAGACCAACTATTCTGCAGTTCTCACCGCATTCAATAGTTTTATAGTTAGGATTTAGTGGGACGAGATACCTGTTCGGCCAGTCCTCAACAAATTTTTTGAGTGTCGCTTCTTGCCCACCATTGATATGGGCAACAACGATTTTTCCGTTAATACACTCTGTATCAATAATATCTGGCTCTACGATAACGATAGAACCTTCTGGTATCGATGGTGAGCCGAGGGGATTGGTCATTGAATCACCACGGACCCGTAGTGCAAATGCCATTTCTGATACAAGGGCGGTAGTATAAACCCACTCTTCAGCATCTTCTTTCCTGACACCAGGCTCCGTCATTGTCCATGAACCCGCCTGAACCCACGAGATTAGGGGGACTTTTTTAACTGCGAATATTTCAGGTTTTAGATTTATCTTTGGTTCAGGCGAGCCTTTTCCGCTAACAAGCCACAGAGGATCGCATTTAAGTGCGTTGGCTAGGGCTTGAAGGTTGGCTCCATTTGGTTGGTAGTCGTCCTTTTCCCATCCAGTAACCGTGACACGGTTCACACCAGTCAAATCAGCCAGTGCTTGTTGTGTCAGGTTCAGTTCTTTTCGCCTTTGGCGAATACGATCACTCATGTTCATCATGTAGGCAATCCTACCACATGCCCATGTAGGATTCTTGACATTGGCATGTTGGATATCCTACATTTCTGCTTAACGTAATTTAACGGGAGACAGAAATGCGGAAATCCGACGTGATTAATTATTTCGGCGGAGTTTGTAAAACCGCCGAAGCCCTAGGTATTAAGCATCCGTCTGTTTCAGAGTGGCCTGAGATTATTCCTGAAGGCCGAGCGTACCAGTTAGAAAAAATTACTAACGGGAAACTGAAAGTTGACGTGTCTTTATATCAAAAGACTAACAGTGCTGCGGCATAAAAACACCACAGAAATGAGGAATTAACCGTGGGTAAAGAACCTGAATGGAAAGTTGATAAACAACCAGCATGGCTGGTGGCAGCAATACGAAGAACGATTGCTGATTTACCTCATGGCTATGAGGAAGCAGCAGAAATTCTTGGTTTGTATAAATCTGATGATATCACCCCAGCAAAAGATCAATTGCATAACAGACTGCGTAGCGGTGGGGATCAAATTTTTCCACTTGAGTGGGCCATGGTTTTACAGGATGCCAGTGGTACCAGGCATGTAACAGATGCAATAGCCCGTCGTAGTAATGGGGTGTTTGTGCCGCTGGTGGTCATTGATGACATTGACAATGGTGACATTAATCAGCGGCTGATGGAGTCAATAGAATGGATTGGCAAGCATTCCCAGTACTTACGCAAGGCAACTGCTGATGGAGTTATTGACCAGGCTGAGCGTGAGCAAATCGAAGAGAACAGCTACCAAGTAATGGCGAAGTGGCAGGAGCATTTAACACTGTTATTTCGTGTTTTTTGTGCGCCGGAAAAGAGTAACGCCCGCGAGTGTGCAGCTCCGGGCGTCGTGGCGTCGATTGCTTCTGGTTGTGGAGAAACTAACGCATGAACAGTTTAACAACACACTACCGTCGCTCGCAACTGATTGCGCTTCCTGTACCGGGTGGAAAAGCGAAGGTGGAGTATTGCTATGCAGTGAATGTACCAGGTGACAGGGAAATTGAACCGCCCCGGGTTTCCTGGAGAGTGTTTTATCTGTGAACTCAGGCTGCCAGATCATCGTTTCCGATGGAAGCATAATAAGCTTTTTCTGCTTCTGCCGGAGGAG